CCGAGATGGGTTGGAAAGCCAGGGTCGTAACCCGCCATTCGGCGGTACGAGTGTCCTGGCTCCATTCTATCCGGAAGGCTATGATCGATCATGACCCTTCGCTGATCCGTTCCTTACGGGACGGTCCAGTTAAGGTTCTTGAACGTATCACTCCTCCGAGTATGCGGGGGCTTCGGGTCCTATCGGCCGACCTCACATCCGCCACTGATTCCTTCGGCCATGACATCTTGTATGCCCTGGTCGAAGGGATCACGGCTGGATGGGACGAAACCTTCACTGCGTGCTTGAAGGCCGCCGTCGGACCGTATCAGGTTGCGTATCCGGACGGGTCGATTGTTGAATCGGTTCGAGGTACCCCGATGGGCCTCCCACATTCGTGGGCGCTCCTCGGGCTCCTCCACCAGTTCATCATCGACCTTTCCGCGCGCAACCTCGACCGGCTTCCGGCGGGAGTCTTTGAGACCGAAGCTCCGGGCGGAGACGACCTCATCGCCTTCTGGCGTCCGGAACGGATTGCTCGTTACGAACAATTGTTCCAGCTAGTCGGCGCGTCGTTCTCTCCGATGAAGCACCTCAACTCGTCGAGTCGCGGGGTCTTCTGTGAGCACTTCTTCCGGGTTTCGGAGAAAGTTCTCACGAAGAAACTCCCTCCCCGCAGGGTGGTCACCGATAAGCTTTCTTATTCGATGGCCGTTCTGCCTAAGAAGGAGATTCTCCCTGGACTCTGGCGGGTTCGGGTGCCTCCTCGGCCCGGACGGACTCGGATTACCTTGATCTCATCCGGCGATACGCCTCTGAGGTGGTTAGTGGCCCCGTCTGACAAAACTATGCTTGCCAACGTGCGCCACCACCCTCCTCTCTGGCTGACCGCCGGACCAGCTTCCAAGGCTTCGGCTTCGTTTGCTTCGGTTCAGAAGGTAAACCGCGTTTTGCGCTGTCTCCGCCCTGGTCTTGAAGGGTGGTATCGATCGGCCGGTTTGCCGTTTAGGCTCCCTCGGGAGCTCGGCGGCGCCGGCTTCCCGGTCCGCCCCAACGCCAGGATCGGTTCGGTCGCTTCGCGGGCCCTCCGAGGGGCGATCGGTGGTGCACTTTATCGTACGTCACCACCCGTCGGCTTTGCATCTGCATGGCCGTCGGGTCGCTCCCCGGCTTGGGCTGAGGCCCGGCGCTTCGATTTCTCAGAATTCCACCGACTCTCGCGAGGTAACCCGCCGGAGCATTTTGCCCGGCGGCTCGGGAGTGTCGAGGAATATCGAGATTCCGAAGCGTCCCGCGGCCTCCTTTACCTTCTAGCACGCAAGAAGGTCTCGTTCTCCTCGTCGAACTACCCATCCACCTTCCAGGTCAGGGCGGCTTTGGCGCGTCGAATTCGGTTCTTCCGAGGTCATCTATCCTCGGGAGCCCCCGTTTCCGCGCTCCTTG